CGCTGTACGTCGCCATGCAGGCGGCGTACAGTTCTGAAACCGATGAAACCGACAATGAAGTACGCGAAGACGGCACCGCATGTCACTGGTTGGCGGCGGAACTGTTCGCGGGTAGGTTTCATCCAGTTGGCACGTTGTCGCCAAACAACCGCGTGCTGACGCAGGACATGTTCGATGCGTGCGATACGTATCTGGACGTGATGAAGGAATGGCCTGACTGCGAGCATTACGTTGAAATCCCCGCAGATTGCTCTGTGATCTATCCGGGCATGACCGGCACGCCTGACTGCTGGGCGTACAAGCCGGGCCATCTGCGCGTGATGGATTTGAAATATGGCTTCGGTTTCGTCGAAGTCTTCCACAACTACCAGCTGACGATCTACGCATTGGCAATCGGTGAACTCCTGAAACTTCCTGATGACACGAAGGTCGAGTTGATCATCGTGCAGCCGCGTGCGTGGAGCGTTGAAGGTGATGTCCGCAGGTGGTTCACCACCCTGGGCGAACTGCGTGTCGTCAAGTTGCAGCTGCAGCACGCTGCGATGATGGCGATGGCACCGAACCCGGTTGGCACTGCTGGCATGTGGTGCATCGATTGTGCCGGTCGCCTGGACTGCGAAACGTTCGTCCGCAACACAGGTCCGCTGATTGACTTCGGCCATTCCGCACACCGCGTAAACCCAACTCCCGATCAAGTCGCCGAAGAACTTCGCTTCGTCATGTCGGCACTTGCCCTTCTCGATGCGCGCAAAGAAGCGTTGCACACCATGCTGGATCACCATCAACGGCGTGGCGGTATCACACGCCATTTCCGCATGGCACCAACCACCGGGCGCGAAAGCTGGAAACCCGGCATGGAGCGTGCAGCTATCAACATGGCGCGCGAATATTTCAAGGTGGACATCACGAAACCAATCACCCCGAAACAGGCACGCGCAAAGCTGCCGAGTCACGTTGTCAACGCGTTCGTTGACCAACCCAAGACCGCGATGAAACTGGTCCCCATCGGACCGTTCGACGTGGAGAAAGCTTTTTCACCGAAGGAGTAACGCAACATGGCAAAGGTACAAGTAACGTCACCCGTGGCCCGCATCGTGCAGGGCAGTGTGGGTCTGCGCGACAAGCTGGATCGCAAGACCCGCCAGCCGAAGATCGATCCGAAGACCGGCGAGAAAATCCGCGAGTGCTTCATCGCCCTGGCAATCCCGAAGACCGATCCGGCGTTCAACGAAATTTACGCGCAGATGGTCGCCATCGCCAAGGCCAAGTATCCGGGCAAGTTCGATCCGGCCACCGGCCAGTTGAAGCCGAACGTTCGTTTCGCAATGAAGCTGGTGGACGGCGACGGCTACGACAACGATGGCGAACTGAACTCGAAGAAGGAAGGTTTCGCCGGTCACTGGGTGCTGAAGCTCAACACCCGCTTCGCGCCGCGCTGCCATCCGGCAGGCCGTTACGATCCGGCCAGCGAAATCCAGAACCCGGAATCGATCATCAAGTGCGGTCACTGGGTGCGTGTCAGTTTCACCATCGACGACAACGGCGTTGAAGACGGTGACCCCGAAGCAATCCCCGGCCTGTTCCTGTCGCCGACCCTGATCGAGTACGTGGGCATCGGTGCGGAAATCACCCAGGGCCTGAGCGCGCAGGATGCGTTCGGTGGCCTGCCCGCCGCTGTGCTGCCCCCTGGCGTCCAGCCGGTTGGCAACATCCCCACTGCCGCCAATCCGGGCGCCCTGCCGAGTACGCTTCCGCAGCCGACCACTCCGAACCTGCCACCGGTCACTGCCCCGGCGCTGCCGAGCCTTCCGCAGACCACTCCGCAGCTTCCCCAGGTCACTGCACCCACGCTGCCGCCCGTCACTGCACCCACGCTGCCGCCGCTGCAGCCGCAGGGTCCGCAGTATGGCCCCGGCCCGAACCTGCCTGCAGGCATGACGGTCGAAGCGGCACTGGCGACGCCGGGTTACACGCCTGACGTGCTGATCAGCCACGGCTACATCGTGCGCCTGTAACTGAAACCTGCGGGGCGTTCTTCGGAGCGCCCCGTTTCACTGAGAGACGAACATGTCCGAAGAACAACCCAACGTTGCGCAGAACCTGGGCCGCGTGTTCGGCAGGATCATCAACGTGCTTGCACAGGCGATGTTGATCGCGCTGCTGACATCGCTGCTGGTGCTGATCCTGCGCGTCAACATCGAATCCTTCAAGAATCACAAGAACCGCGCCGAAGTGCAGCGTGCGCAGAACATGGTGCGCGTCCTGGGCAGCCCCGAAAACTTCGTCGAATACGAGAAGGCACAGAACTGATGGACATCATCAAACCCGAAAACCACAACTTCACCTACATTGGCGATGCCAGCCAGAACATCGCTGATCTGCCTGCGCGTGTCGGCCAGGACGAACACGGGTGCCGCACCATCACATCGGCCTGGAAGCCTACCGAAGAAGAACTGCTGAAGCTGTTGAACGGCGGTATAGTCGAACTGTCGGTGTGGGGCGACGCCCAGCCCCCGGTGATGTTGACCGTTGCGTCTGCAACCGGCGACCTGTTCAAACAGGAACCGATGTCAGGTGTCATCGGATATGCACAGAAGTGGGAATCCATCGACGGTGCGTGGCCTGACACCTACACCTTCGACATGTCTCTGGAAAGCGCTAAATACCGCTGGGATTATGCTGGACTTGGTTGGCGCAAGGTCGGTGAACCGTTCCCGGTGATGCAGGCACTGGGGTTCAAGCCCAACGAAGAAATGACCGCCGAAGATGAAGCATGTCCCATCCTCGCAAACGCTCCTGCAGAGTACAGCTACTGGGAAAAGCGTGTGTGGCGACGCGGCGTGCAGGATGCGCACACGCAGATCATTCGCGTTGAATGCCCCGATGAAGGTTGCCCGCATTATGGCACCCCACACGGTCACCGGTCATGAACCGGGACGAACGTATTGCCGTCGTGTTGGGTGCGCTGGCGCAGGCGTGGCACCTGACCAGCCCATCCGATCAGTGCGGCACAGTGATGGTGCGACAGGCCGTTACTGCAGTGGACAAGGCTTGGACCGATCCCCCGGCACCCATCGACCCCGTGCGTATGGACAACCTTTGCACGTTGCTGCTCAATTATCGTGACACATTGGCCTGGATGGTTGATGTGGGGCTTCGTGCTGACAATGCCGTGCGCGACGCATATGCGCAGATTGATGGCGCCCTGAAGATGATCGAGGAACTGAAGAAATGAAACGGCCCGCAGCTGGTGTTGACGTGGAGTGCTTCAGCAACTGGTTCCTGATCGGGATCACTTGCCAGCAGACGCGTGCGCGCTGGGATTACCATCTGGTTCCCGGATCGCAGCTGGACATTGCCAGCGTGCGGGCGTTGCTGTCGCACTTCACCATGATCACTTTCAACGGCGGCCACTACGACGAAATGATGGTCGTGGCCGCGTTGAGTGGTTTCAACAATCAACAACTGAAGGAGTTGAACGATACCATCATCACGTCGGGCAAGCCGGACTGGATGATCCGTAAAGACTGGGGATTGTGGCGACCGGAATACATGGATCATATCGATGTGATGTCAGTGATCCCCGGCATCCCCATCAGCTTGAAGATGAACGCCGCACGCCTGCACGCGCCGCTGATGCAGGACAGCCCGGTTTCGTTCGAGCATCCGATCCCGTTCCACATGATCGGCCATGAAACCGAATACTGCGCCAACGACCGCGAAGTCACACTGCTGCTGTATGAGAAGCTGCAGACACGCCTTGCGTTGCGCCAGGGTCTGACCGATCGATACGGCGTTGATCTTCGCAGCAAGTCCGACGCGCAGATCGCAGAGAAGGCCATCGAAGCGGAATGGATCGCACGCATGCAGGCCAGCATGACGCGGTGGGATTCGTACACGCCGGATGCGCAGGATCAGTACATGGCAGCGTTGAATCAGCGCCTGCAGTACGACCCGAAGTTCCAGTCCAAATCGTTCCCGCATCTGACGCAGCCCTACGATACTGATTACAAGGGCCGCATCCGCGTGCGCAAGAGAGTCATCCAGCACGGTTTCACTTTCAAGTACACGCCGCCGCCGTACATCCACTTCATCAGCCCGCACCTGCAGGAAATCTTCAACACCGTGCAGCAGCTGGACTTCCTCGTTTCCGACAAGGAACAGGCGGTGCAGCTGGGAGCGAACCCGGAAGAGAAGATCAAGACGGGCGTTGTGATGCCCGACTATCTGAAGAAGCTGGTGATTCCCATCGGCAACGGGCGGTACAAGCTGGGTATCGGCGGGCTGCACAGCCAGGAATCTGGCATCGCCCACAAGACCGTGCCGGGCGTGTGGCAGCTGCGCACTGCGGACGTGACCAGTTACTATCCGTCGCTGATCATCAAGCTGGGACTGATCCCCGAAGCACTGGGGCCGCTGTTCGCTGAAATCTACGAGGACTTCTATAACGAACGCCTGGACGCGAAGGCACGCGCCAAGCAGCTGGCAAAGCTTGCCGGGCTGTCGAAGGCAGAAGAAGCGCTGCTGGCCGAACTGCTCACGACCGAAGGCGGCCTGAAGATTGTTTTGAACGGCACCTTCGGAAAGTTGTGGTCGAAGCACTCCATCTTCTTCGCGCCGGAACATGGCGTCCACATCACCATGACCGGCCAGTTCTCTTTGCTGATGCTGATCGAGCGCATCGAACTTGCTGGGGCGTATGTGATCAGCGCCAACACGGACGGTATCGAAATGAAGATTCCGCACGGGTTGGGTCCGGTCATCGATATGATCATGAAGTGGTGGGAAGGCCTCACTTCGTTGAACATGGAACAGGAGAACTATCAGGCGCTGTACAGCCGCGACGTTAACAACTACATCCGTATCGGCGACAACGGAGATGTAAAGCGCAAGGGTACTTATCGTTCTTCGGGTGTGCTGGAAAACAAGACGCCGAAGTATGACATCTGTGCCGATGCGGTCGTCGAGTTCCTGAAGAACGGGACTCCCATCCGCGACACCGTGACGAAGTGCAACGACATCAGGAAGTTCATCGAAGCGCGCAAGGCGGGTAATGCTGGCTACTACAGCACGCCGCAGAACCCGGTGGTGTCGCATAAGGTCGATAACGAATCGGTGTACGAAAGCGGTGGCGAGTTCCTGGGTAAGTCGGTGCGGTGGTACTACGCACGCAACTGTGTCGGCCACTACATCGCCAACCACAAGGGCCAGCTGGTCGCCAGCACTGAAGGCTGCAGGCCCATCATGACGCTGCACGAAAACTGGTTCCCTGACGACGTGGACATGGAGCGCTACGTCGCAATCGCTGAAACCATGCTGGATGAAATTGGTTTCGGCATTCCTTTCTAATTGGAGAAGTACAATGCGCAGTGTGCAGGACGAAATGAAACTTGATCAGGCCGTCGAAGACATCGTAAGTCTGTTCGCAGAAAAAGATGCCATCCCCAACAACGGCTGGTGGAACAAGCAGCATGAAGTGCAGACCGCGATGGTCGGCCTGATGGAAATCCAAGATTTGTGCCACGGACTCGCGCGCAAATCCGGCTGGTGGGAAGAGTTCTATACGATGCCCAGCCAGTACCGCAAGCACTTCATCGCCTGCAAGATCGCGCTGGTGCATAGCGAAGCCAGCGAAATGCTGGAAGGCGTGCGCAAAAACCTGATGGACGATCATCTGCCGCACCGACAGATGGGCGAAGTCGAGGCCGCCGACGTGATCATCCGCCTTCTCGATCTTGCCGGTGCGATGGGCTGGGACATCGCAGGTGCGGTGATCGAAAAACTGGCCTACAACCAGCAGCGTGCAGACCACAAGCCTGATGCGCGTGCGGCTGACGACGGGAAGGCATTCTGATGAAGAAGATCATCTGGAAGTATCCCCTAGCCCCTGAGTTCATCGTCGGCAAGCATACGGACGCCAAGGTCGATCTGCCTGCAGGCGCACGCATCGTCCATGTGGAACTGCTGGAAGATACCCGCGTCGTGTTGTGGGTTGAATTCACCGTTGGCGACGACTGGGACGGCCTGACTCCGCCGACCGTGGCGAACTACATGCGGCGTGTCGGCACCGGTTGTATCGTGCCTGAGCGCTATCAGCACTTCCACACCTTCATTACTGAAGGTTCCTTCGTGTGGCATCTGTATCGGTTTGAAGATCATGGATAACTTGACTGGCGACGAACGCGCGTTGTTGGCCGCGTTGGTCACGCGCGAAATCTGGCGACAAAGCGAGTCCGAGAAAATGGACTTGAACAAGCGCAATCCCGACTACGACTCTGCACGTTCCGCACGCAGGCTGGTGGTGCGGCTGCAGGCCATCCTGAGAAAGATCAATGCAACTGCCCCCACTGCCGAAACTGCCGCTACCCCCGTTGCCGCTACCCCCACTGCCAAACGTCCCCACCAGTAGCCGCTACGATCAAGACGCTGACGAAGGTTTCGCTACCCACGTCAGCGTGTCGAAGCTGAAATACGATACCGCCGAAGTCCGCATCGGTGATCTGCGGACAACCCTCACACGCAGTCAAGTGCTGCGACTGATCGGACAACTCGAACGTGTAGCCAGGAGACTGTGATGCGCAACGTTGACGTGTATGGTAAGGCCGGAAGTCTTCGCGTTTTCATTGACGGCGAAGAAGTACATAAGGTCACGGCGGTCAACCCGCCGACCCGTGAGAATTTCGCAAACGTGGTGTTGCATGTGGACGGCAAGGTCACGTTCCATGGTGATGTGAAACCACCAGAACCGCTGCCCACCCAAGCGCCTTATTACCGCTGGGAAGTGGACTATCAACGGCTGATCGAGCGTCTTACAGTGTTGGCGCAGAAGGGCAAGATCAGCCAGAAAGACTACGATGATCTGTTGAAGGGCCTGTCGTCGATCTAAAAGAAAACCCCCGGCGATGAACCGGGGGTTTCTCGTTGCGGGCCGGCAGTCGCGTGTCTTTACGGTGCAGCTTCTTCGGTAGCAGTCAGGCGGTAGTAGCGACCGACACGCATCGCAGCGCCATCGTCATACGGCACCGTCAGCACGACCTGACCGCCGCCCACGGTGGCATCGAACATGGTCAGCTGAATCTTGTCGGGCATGTCGCTGGTTTCCAGCTTCGAGTGCAGCTTCATCAGAATGTTCAACATGGGTTTCTCCTAGTGGCCGGTATTGGCCTGGGTAGTCTAACGGTCAGTATCCAGTTACGTCTACAACAGCAACTACACCTTGCGGGATGGTGTTGCTATACGCCGCAGGCAGCACCGCACCCACATAAGGCCCGTACTGCCTGCGCACCTGGGGCGTGTATGCCAGTACCACATCGTTGCCGCTGTAGTACCCGCCAACCATGGTCAGGTCTTCGCGTTGGAAGAACAGGTTAGGGTCGCCAGTACCCTGCCGCGTGAACGTCATGGACGAAGTGAAAGCCGGGTTGATCGGCATGACAGCCCATGCACGGCCAGCTGGGAGTGACACCGTACCCGTGCCGGTGTTGAAGGTTACGAATCGCGCCGGACGCATACCCGCGTCGTACATCAGTTCTCCATTTGCATTGCGGATTTTCAAACCGACGTTACTTTGCGCAGTGGATTGATCGAACACATACCAGTCCACCACCGCACCCGGCGTGCCAAACAGGAACACGCCAGCGCCGTAAGGATCGGTTTGGCTGAAGTACATGGCCGACGCTGCGCTACTGCAGCGCACCGCGACTTTGCCGGTCGGGTAGTTCCCGATGTACGCGCTGCCATCGCTACCCAAAGTCGTCCGACCCTGGGCAACGATGACCATCACGGGGTACACGTCATCGAGCAGCACGGTTCCCCAGTCGTTGATGATCTTCAGTCCGATTGCCATATCAGCTTGCCCAAATTTCGACAGTACCGCTCACGCGGTCTTCTACCCGGATCGATCCGAAATCCCAGCTGACAGTGTTGTTGCCGGGATCAACAGTGAATCTCGGTGCATACCAAGTACGCGGGACGGCAACCAGATTGGTATCTTCTGGTTGCCGTCCACCGAACACAGCGCTTCCGTTTGAGTTGGTGTAACTGATTCTTGCAATGCGGCGGAACAGACGGGTGCCTACGTCAAAGAGTACGCTCCCGTCCTCACGAAAAACTTTGATTCCCGCTGCCATTAGATGTTCACCCCCAGTGCTACACGCAACGTGCCATTCGCATCATACACGCGCCAGTTGCCATCGCTGAACTCGGTGCGTGCGCCACCTTCCGGCTTGGACACCTTGAAGCTATCCGCATAGACATCGAACGACGACGTTCCACCTTCCAGGCCGAGCCTGAGGCCCGCCACGCGATTGTCAGCCCGCACGGTGACCGACCAGCTTGCACTACTCTCCAACCCGCCTGCAGCCCACGGAGACGGCTGGGTCTGGCCCGCACGCGCTTCCTCGACCATCGGGCGGAAGAATCGGGCGAAGTTGCCGTTACCTACCGGGCTGCACAGCCAAGTGCGTGCGATCACCGCACCTGCAGGGGCAGTCATCAGTTTGTACGGACGAACCGAGTTGGCGATGTTCTGCCCGCCGTTGGAAATACCGACAGGGGTAGCATCGCTGCTCAGATACTGACCGGCTGCGTTGTAGAAGTCCAACTGCACCGTGCCACCAGAGCCTGACATGTAAGACGAAACCATGTAGCTCTTGTTTTCCTGCACGGGGATGGGCGTGGCGGCACGACGTGTAACGCCAGCACCAGAGCCGTTCACGACAATCACGCCAGCCAACGTTGCAGGCAAGCCGGGGTCAGTGCTTCCGGTTGCCCGGTAGCTATTGCCGCTACCTTCAGTCAACGCCCAGCCAACCAATCCATCCATGAACGATGCGTTGGCAAGCAGGTTGCCGCTACCGGACATGTTGTTGTTGATCTTGGCATCCATCGCAACTACGACGGCAGCGTCGGCCTTGTTGCCCAACGACGTTTGGATGCCGCTGATCTGTCCGGCCTGGGTAGTCTGCGTCTGACCCTGCTGCGTAACAGTCGCCGACAGCTGATTGAAACTGGTCGCCGACACATCGCCAACCTGCGTTTTCAGATTGGTCAGATCGAGAGCAGTCGCATCAATCTTGTTGCCCTGCTGCGTGACAGTTGCCGTCAGCCCAGTGACACCGCTGGCCGCAGCGTTTGCAGTGGTCTGAGCGTTGTAGGCTTCGGTCACGTCCTGCAGCACGAAGTCATCCCAAATCAACTGGGTATCGCTTGTGGTCGTACCGCTGCTGTTCAACTGGAAGGCCGCACGATTCTTACCTGCCGGAATGGTCACGTAACCGCTGACCTTCGTCCAATCAGTATCGGAAATCGCCGACAGGCTCACAGCCTGGAAGTTCGGATAGACCGGAGATGCGCCATTGTCACTGGCGGCGAATCGCAGCTGCACGGTGCCGTTGGCCGGACCCACGCGCTTTGCCCAGCCTTCGGCGTAGTACACGCGATTCGGTGCCACATCGAACGTGCCGAGCGGCACAGACCGAACGTTGCTGGCGTGGCTGACCGTCAGAGCGTTGGCACCCGTGCGACCGCCGGTAGTGATGATTGCCCACGATGCAACAGCAGTACCGACTGCGCGCCCCTCGAAGCTGCTGTCGATGTACATGTTGCTGCCAGCACGGTTGGCCTGATCGAGATTGGCCTGCACAGTGGTGATCGACTGACCAATCGCCGTGACCGTGCCCTGCAGGCTGGTAACCGTGCCCTGCAGGCTGGTGGTTGCCGCAGCGTTCGCGTTCGTCTTGGTCAGAACTTCCGAAGTGCTGGGCGTGTAAGCCGTGGCAACCGTGCCCTGCTGCAGCATCACGTTATCGATTTCGATAAAGATAGGCTGTGCCGTGGGCGACGTGATACGACCGATGTACACGCGCACGCGATCAGCCGTGGCAACTGCGATTTTCGCAGACAGCTGCAGTCGCTGCCACTCGCCGGTCAGAGCAACGGCAGGCAGCGTAGTGGTGCCCACGATTCCGTTGGCCGAGTTACGCCACTGCAAGATGATCTGCGCAGTGCAACCTGCCGTACCGCGAACGTTGCTCGACAGCACGTAATCTACATTCGGTTGGATGCGTGGCAGCGTGGCACCGCCGCTGCTATCAGGGATGTTCAAACCCATCCACTGATTCGCCGCCACCGTAGTTGCGTCAAGGCGCACGGCACGCCCACCGCCCGTCAGCGGAGAGTTGACGTAACTGACCGCAACCGCAGGGCCAGCCGACTCAACGTTCCATCCGGTAGGGACAGTGGTGGTAGAGGCGCTTTCCTCGAAGCTGCTGTTAGGCAGCAGGTTGTCGCCGCCGATGTTGTCGATCCTGGCGTTGACGGTGGTGACCGACTGGCCCAGCGCAGTTACCGTGCCCTGCAGACTGGTGACCGTGCCAGTAAGCGCTGTGGTGGCCGACGCATTGGCGGTAGTCTGCTGCTGCAGTTCTTCGATGGATTGCTTGTAGCCGCTGGCAACCGTACCGGTTTCAAGTTGCACATTGTCCCATTCGACCCACTGCCCGGCAACGTTCAAACCGTAAGTGCGCACGTAGACGTTGGCACTGACCGCAGCGGCAGGTGCAGCTGACGCAGGAGTGAAGGTCTTGCGTGACCAGTTCTCGCTATCGATGGTCGGGCTACCCGGAACGCTGGTGTACGACAGGACAGCACCCGACGCATCGCGCCATGCGATCTGCAGGAAGTAGCGTGCGCCAACGCTGCCGCGAACGTATGCCGACAGAGTTACACGCTCGCCGCCCAGTACCTTCGCGGTCTTGATGGCAGAACTGCTTACACCTTCCAGGTAGCCGGTCACAGGAACGTTGTCGAGTTCCCAGCGCCATGCCGTCGTCGAAGCGGGCAGAGTAGACGGCACGAAGCTGCGGCGAGTGACACCCGAACCCAAGCCGCCGCTACCAATCGTCCAGCCCAGCGGCGTGGTCGTGGAGCTACCCGACTGGTCGAAGCTGCTGTTTGCCACCTGATTTTCGCCACCGACGTTGCCCAGCGATGCCGACACGTTGGTGATCGCAGTACCCAAGCTGGTAATGTCGTTGCCCTGCAGCGTGACCTGAGACTGCAGCGACTGCAACGCGGCGTTGCTGGCCTTGCCGTCCACGTCGGTACGCAGCGCGCTGATCAGATTGCCCTGCGCAGTGATCTGGCCGCCCTGGTTCGTGACGGTGGTGGTCAGCGCCTGCAGCCCATCGGCATTGGCGAGAACATCCGTCACTTCTTCGACCATCACGTCATCGACCCACAACGTGCCTGCCGTGTGATCGCTACCCACGTCCACGCGCAGTGCGCTGATGCCGCTGGCGGTGACCACGGTTTCCAGACGCGTCCAGTCAGTGCGGTTGGCGGCAAAAGTCAGAGACGCGATCAGGCCACCATCTTGATTTCCGACACGAATCTTGCCGTTGTTATTGGTTCCGTTATACGCCGCATCGGTCTTGTAGTACGCGCTGACACGGTACTTCTTTCCACTCACGACCGGAATGTTACGGTCCGTGGTGCTGTTTGCAGACACCGTGCGGCTACCGCTAGGCGCAGTGACCTTCAGGCACTTGCCGCTGCGACCTTCTGCAACGATGGTGATACCGCCCATATTGCTATAAGACCAACCGACGTTATCGCCCTGATCCCAACCGCCGTTCAGTACCATGTTGCTGCCCTGCGCGACCATCGCAGGCAGATTGGCGTTGATGGTGGTGATCGACTGGGCCAGTGCGTTGGTCGTCGTGGTGGTGGCCTGTTCCAGCGCAGTGACGGATGCGGCAGATGCCAGCACACCGCTGCCGGTAGGCATGCGCGATTCCATCGTGAAGATGCGCTGCACCTGGGCCTGATCGGCAGTTACACGCGCCTGCATCTCCTGATACATCAGGCCGCTGGTCAGCTGTGCCGGATCGGTGCCGGTGTACTGGCCGCGCATCTGCACGCCCAGCGTGGTGACACTGCTGGCGATGGTCTGATCGGCCTGCTGCAGGGCGGTCTGCACTTCCTGCACCAACGCGGTGGATGCACCCGGCGACGGACGACCGATTGCCACGTAGTCATACAGCAGATAGGCAGCAGCGGTCTGCGTGGTCACCAACGCCAGACGAATCGCGCGGATCGGCGACGCGCCATTCCACGGGATGTCAGACATATCGACCGTGGCGATACCGTTGGCATCGAAGCTGGGTTCAGGAATGGTGATCGACTTCGTATCGTCCCAAGTCTGGTCAGCATCGGTGATCCAACGAACCAGACCACGCCACGGTGCAGCACCGACGCGCTTGATGCGAGTCTTGATGAAACGATAAGCGTTGCTGTCGATAGCCAGTCCTGCAGGCGACTGAGCGTATGCGGTCGTGCTGTTGGCCGGGCGCAGCATGCCGTCAACAACAGTGGGCGCACCGCCGTTGCTGCTCCAACCTTCGATGGTGGTGTTGAACAGCCAGATTTTTGCGCTGTCAAACTGCGTGCCACTACCTGCAGCAACGCTACCGATCTGCTGCGCCACCGACTCGAACTGCGTCTGCGTGGTGGTAGCCAGATTCTCGACCGCAGCGACGCGTTCGGTCTTCTCGTTCAAGATGGCCGCCGCACGATCCAACTTTTCCTGCGACAGATCAGCATTGGTCTGGATCAGCCCATCCGAAACCTGCTTGACCGCAGCGACGCGGAAAGCAGTTTCCTGCGCAAGGTTGGCGTTTACTTCCGCAATTGCCTGCGCACGCGCCTGCACTTCGTCGATCAAACGCTGCTGCTGTTCGGCCAAGTCTTCGGAAATATCACCGATGCCAGTTTCGATGCCGCTGATCACTTCGCCCAGGTTGTCGCCCAACACTTTCTGCAGCACGAACATCTGCTGCGAACGAATGCCGCTGGTGTTGACGGTACGAAGCGCGAACGTCCACTGGCCCGCCTTGGGCACGATGCCTTCAAAGGCAGACGTGAAGAATCCATCGTCACCGACAGGCGTCATGTTTTCCCACACGGGGATATTGACCGAGCCGGGCATGTAACGAATCTCAACGCCCGCCATGTCAGACGACTGGATGGTGGTGTCGTAGAAGCCCCAGGTGTAACGGCGCACGCCGCCATCCAGCTGTTCGACGTTGAACATGTCCACCAGAACCGGCGGCAGGTCCGCGCCGAACACGGACAGCACCAGCGTGCGCGCAACGCTCGGCACGTCGTTTTCGTCGTAGGGCCGAACGGTGATGATGTAGTCGCCCACATCATCCACACGCCACGACGCGGCAAGCGTGCTGGTGCGCGCAACTTCGATGGGGGTTTCGTTCAACTTGCCGCAGGTGACCACAACGTACTTGGCGTAACCGTCGATTTCCCAAGATGCGTTGATCTTCGAGAATACGGTGTTGCCCTGCACGACGCGTTCTTCGCGTGCCTTCAGCGTGGTGACAGTCGGCTGCGGGCGCAGCAGGGATTCGTTCTTCGGCGGGATGTACTCGCCAGTCTTGACGTAATGCCAAAACTCGTCGCTCTCCGGCACAACGCTGATCGACGCACCGCTCAGATCGTCGCCGGGCTGGATACCAGTGACGCGGCAACGCAGGCCGGGGGTCTGCTTGAAGTCGTACAGATAGATCGTGTCCCACACCGGGTTCTTCGGAGTGGAGCCGGGGAATGCAGCATCGGCAGGCCAGCTGTCCTTCAGCGTAACGGTGTCGCTGTTCTCGCTGAAAGGCTGGATGCCAAAGACACGGAACGAACGTTCGCCCGGCAGACGCAGGCCGACGTAGGCGTTGTTGGCGTCAGGCGCACGCACCGGTTCGTCGAACTTCAGGGTGACCACGCCAGCTGCGTTGCGCGTGGCATCCAGCAGACGGCCACCGAAACCCCACTGAGTCAGATCGTGTTGCAGCTGGATGATCGACATCTGGCCGTAGGCCATGTGTTCAATGTCCTGCGAGAACACGATGTCCTTGAACTGGTAGAGATTCTGCGCCATGTGATAGCGCGCCATGATCGCCGCGTGCGCTTCCGTACCGATACCTTCACCGGTCAGCCGCGCAGGATTCTCCATGGCGGTGACGCCCGGCGCAGGCACACGCAGCGTCTTCGGCTCCCAGGTGACGCGATCCACGTAGGTGTATTCGATGCCGTCTGCAGCCTGGGCCAGCGAGTAGTCGATTTGGAACTCGCCTTTCTTGATGTTCGCCATGTTGACCACACCTTCGTGGCCCTGGCCTTCTGCTGCCCACAGCGCGGTGAAACGTCCCGGCGACCAGCTGTAGCGACCCATGCCCGCCAGAGCGATGGTCGATACGATTTCGTCGTGGGTACGCCCATCGGTCAACCACTGATCGTAGGTGTAGTTGTTGGCCGCGCAATGAACCATAAAGGCTTTCCACGATTCGATGTCGATCTGCGAATCGGGCAGACCCAAGCCTGCGATCAGACGACCGGTTTCATCACGGAAGCCACGGGCGTACTGCAGAATCTGCGCGCCGGGGTTGGACAGGCCATTGCTGCGGTCAGTCGCCGTCACCCACGCCTGACCATTCCAATACGGCATGGGGTTGGCATGCATCATGGCACGCACTTCATCCGGCGCGTTGTTCAACTGGCCCGTGGCCTTCAGCTTGCCGCCGATGCGTGCGATGCCACGGTAGTCACCTTCGTCCACCTGGATGGACAGGAGCGCAGCGAAATTGAAGTTGGCGGTGGCACCGCTGCCATCGGTATCCTGGCCCAGGCGACGGACACGAACTTCGTACTGACCGCGCTCAACGTCAAATGCGTAGCTGCGGCGCTGCTCGGTCTGACTGTCGCTGATCAGATTGATGTTCGGGTAAGCCTGCCAGTTTTCCGCACCAACCTTGCGATAGTTGATCTGGATGGTTTCTTGGTTGTTCTTTTTCTTACCCTTGCTGGTCAGGTCGAACAGCAAGTACGAAATATCGACCTGGATGCGGATGGTATCCAGCGACGTGGTGCGCTGAATCCACGGGCTTGGCTGGCCGTGGCTGGGGATTTCCAGTGCGCCGCCCGCGATGGTATCCACGTTGGTGAACAACGGGATGTTCTGGTTGGGCATACCGCCGAAACCGTTGAACCACGTCTGCACACCTTCATAGGTAGACATCAACGTGTCACCGATGTACAGGTCTTCGCAACGATTGACGTTGATACCCGGCGTCAGCACGAAGCCCATGTACTGATCGTTGTTCTCGTACCACGTATAGGGAATCGTGGCGAAGTCCGGGGTGACGCGCACGCTGCCGAACAGCAGGCCCAGCGGCTCGTACTGGCGAACGCCGTTGCGCATGGAACTGATGTTGTACACCGAATCGCGTTCGATGCTCGGCGGCTTCGGCGGCTTCGGCCCCAGCACTTTGTTGATGATCATCGCGCCGACGACCTGCACCGCGCCGATGACTGCCATTGACGCGGTAGCGCTCAGACCAGCAGCTGCCAAGCCTGCGGCAAAACCTGCGCCCACGCCGGTAGCGGCGGCAGCACCAGCAGCTACGGCAGCAGCTGCACCCATGGTAAAGATGGACAGCACCACCAGCGCGACGATCAGCAACGCACTCTTCTGCACGCCGAAACGCACTTCGATGTTCTTCCCCTGCTTGGGGAACACCAAGTGCCACAGTTCGCGCTTTACGATCTTTCCACCGATGCTGACAACCATCGGCTGCGTGTCCATGTTATCGATGTGCCGATGCAGAAATGACGCCAAGCTTTCGCCGGGCGTCAAATCGAGGGTCACATGCGTTTCATGGTCGATCAGGATCGGGTGCCGATTGATCTTCAGTACCGGTTCGTTTTGGATCAGAACACCCATTTGTAGTACCCCTCGATTCGCAGTCCAAGTTTCGGCAGCTTCCTGATCGGATGCAGAACGCTACCCCCTGCCTTCTTCGCGTTGTGGAAGACGCTGGGTTCCCCGTCAACCATCAGGTAGACGCCGCCGTGCGTCGGGATTGTATCGCCTGCGTCGAACATCAGCACGAAGTCCCCATCTGAAGGGGTGTCGGTCCTTGTGCCATAAGGCTTTGAGCGGTCCGAAAGGTGCTTCTCGCAGTCTTCCCCGCGCGGTCGCTCGGTGGGCAGCCGAACCGGCCAGCCGAAATAGTCCCGCACGAAATGCAGGACGAAATCAGCACAGTCGAAATCATCGGAGTAGGGCATGCCACCGTACTTACGAATATCTCGTTCCTTGATCATGCGAAGGCTCCCGGCAACAGGAACGGATACGCACGCAGCTTGACACCCTGCTGCCGCATCATCTGGTCAGCACCAGCGTCAGCGGTGGCAAGCACGCCGCTGACCGACACGTTCGTCACTGGCAACCAGATGTCGTATGAAACCTGCAACGGTTCTTCTCGATTGCACAGTGCGATGTAGGCCATCACGACTTCGCCCGGCTTGACACGTTCCAGGTAGTCAGTGATGCCACGGCCAACGTTATCGATGACCAGCTGCGCACGCGCTGCAGAACCCTGCACGTCGTCGGGCAACTTGAAGCCGAACGGCAGTCCGATGTACTCCGAGCCGTTGAGCGTCCAGTTGCGCGTGTCGTTGCACACGCGCAGCGGTTCGGGGAACGATGGCGACTCCAGCCGCATCAGCGCCAGCATGCCAACGTCGTCACTGACGCGCTGGCGGTATTCGAGGAATTTCCCAGGGGATACGCCGCTCATTGCAGATACTCCACGGTGACAGTGCGCTGGGCGAACCCGAAGCCGCCCGTGATGGGCGACAACGAACCGATCTTTGCTTCCTTGAAGCGTGCCTGCACCAGCACGCGGCGGCGCGGATCACGGAACTGGAAGAACCCGATCTGCTTCAGTTCGTACAGCCACCAGTTTTCAAAGTTCTCAGCCGCTTCTGCAGTTTCAAACTGCACTACGAAGGTGATTTCTTTGACGATGTGGGAATTCAGCACAGCCTGTTTCGCCATGCCGCGTTCCATTTCGGTTCGCCGAATGGAGGGCTGCGGTTCGTCACCGTAGCCCCCCATCACGATTTTGGCGTCGATGGGCCAGTTGGACATTACACGCTCTCCTTCAGCTTGTATCGATTTCTGAACGCCGCATTCAACGGGCCGGTGTTAGATGCAACGTTGCCTGCCATCTTCGCTTCAATCTGCCCGATCAGAATGTCGATGCTCAGTCCACCATTTGCATCCTGATTCTGTTCGACGCGCGTACCTTCCGGTGCGCCAATCAGGTTCACAACGACGTTGTTGGCTCCGCCACCCGCTGCCTTGACACCCAGCTTACCATCGCTGCCACGCTGCAGCGGCATGATGGCTTCCGGTCCTGCCTCGCCAAAGATACCGGCGCCCTTGGCGAACATGAAAGGCTGCGGGGTGTTGTAGACCTGACCCGAGTACGCCGACAGCGAGGGGCTGCTGTAAACATTACCCTTGGCGTTCATCGCAATGGGGATCGACTCACGCTGGACACCGCCGATGGCGTTACCGCCACCCCACATCGACATCAGCCACACAATCATCTTCTGCGTACCCAAACGAATCATCTGCTTGATGATCGCGTTCGTCAGATCGGTAACAGTAGCTTTGCCGCTGATCGCCAGATCGGTCAGCATGTCGTCGATACCACCGGTCACGTTGTTGAAGAACTCTTCGCCCTGCGAAGCGATGTCCTTCATACGCGATTGGTAGTCCTCAAACGCACGCTGATACCCATTCAACCAGTCGGCGCGTGCGGCTTCCATCTGGTCATAGCCCTGCTGCACGATGTCCACAGAACGTTCGGTAGATGCACGCAGCAACTCTTCTTCCTTGGCGTACTGATCAGCATTGCCAGGGTTACGATCCTTCAGCACGGCCAGCTGGAACAGCTTGTCAGCCTGTTCGGTGTACAGCTGAGTTACTGCGGCGATGCGCTGTGCTTCCTGCGCGCCCATGCCAACCGATGCGACCTGCGCGTTATAGTTGCGCACCAGTGCAGTTTCAGACGCCTTCAGCGCGTTGGAATAGTCTTCCAACTCCTGACGACGCTTCTTCGTGACGTTGGCTTCCTGCTCGTCCAGAACCTGTTGCTCAGATGCAGCCTTCGCACGCGCCTGTGCCAGATCGGCTTCCAGTTTGCCGATTTCACGACGGTTGTTGATGGTGTCCTTCGACGACTTCAGATATGCGATCTGCCCTTGAATCGACTTCTCGTTCGCGGCCAACTCTTCGGCCACATTCTTGCGCATCTGGTCAAAGTACGCGGTGGCGGTGATCGTGTTTGCCTGGAACGCGGCCTGGGTCGTTCGGGCGTTGGCCTGGATCGCGGCGTTGGTGATGTCAGCCTGATCCTTGAATGCCTGCAGTGCGGCGCGCTGCGCATCGTTCTGACCCTTGTTGCCGCCAGTCTTCGGGTCTTTGTACTTCTTATCGATAGCCGCCAGCGCAGCAGCACGCTTACTTTCGATCTGTTCGGCCAACTCCATCTGACCTGCGAAACGTGCATCGGCTACAGCCTTATCGATGCGCTTGTTCTCCGCGATCTTCGCGTCCGCACGCTGCTGGGCCTTCGATGCCTGACTGCTGATCAGGCGGTCAGTTTCGATTGCAGCCGCGTTGGCGTTGCGGCGTGCCAGAGCCTTATCGGCTTCCAGCTGCTCTGCACCCATCTGCAGGTTCAGTTCCTTGATGCGGTCATAACCCTGCATCAGTTTCGCTTCCAACTGCCGCTGCTGGGCATCGCTGAGAACGAAACCTGACGACGGATCGCGCGAACGCTGCAGCGCGTTCATGTCACGCTGATTCGCCATCATCTGTTTCTGCAGTTCCAGCGCGGAAGTCGTGTTGCGACCAACGCCCATCATCGCGTCCCACGCTTCGGTGGCGCCGATCTTCAGGTACTTCCACGCCTTTTCGAGCAGCCCCAAATTCTCCTGCACATTGCGCGCCGCCTCGATGGTAGCGTTGGCATACGCCTGCGTTGCCAGAGTGGTTGCCTCCTGCACCTTGCCCTGCTCGACCAGCGCTTCGATCTGCTTGTACGTCGCAAAGGTCAGGAAGTTCTGACCTTCGTTCAGTTCATAGATCGCCTTCAGCGGGTCTTTCGCCAGTTTTACGAACTCAGCTACCGTGTCGTCGATGGCCTTGCCGGTAGCGCGGTTCATTTCTTCCGCAGCAGTCGCAACGATCTGCATGTTCTCGCGTGCGATCCGCCCAGTGCCGACCACAGCCGCGATGGCACGCGAAGCCGACGCCTGCGTTGCGGAACTGTTGTTGTCAATGGCGGCAGCCATCATCTGCAGCGAATCAACGGTGACACCCGCGTTGTTGCCAGTCAGTGCCAGCGCCTTGGCGAACTGGTTCTGTTCCTGCGAACCCTTGTACGCGGCGATACCCAACGCGGTAACAGCTGCAGCACTGACCGTCCAGATGTTGACCAACTTCAACACTTCGCCGCCAAGCGCACGCGCTGCGGGCATGATGCCACCGAACATATCTTTCAACTGACCGCCCTGCTGCAGCAGTACGGTCAACGGGGCCTGACCACCCTGCAGTGACACGAAAATATCGGTCAGCTGCGCGGGAACGCCGCGCATGGCGAATTCCAACTGCTTTTGCGACAGACCGTATTCGTTGGTCTTGCGCTTCGATGCCTCCAGCTGGGTGTTGTACTTACCAAGCTCGGCTTCCTTCTGTTTCATCGACGCGATCAACGGTGCGGCCTGCTGCGTCAAGCCAAGTTCCGCCGCGCGCATTTCCAGAATCTCTGCGCGAGTCTTTCCGATCTGCTGTTCCTGGCGCTGAAGATCGGCAAGGAAGTTTTGTTGTGCGGCCAGCTGGCGTTCGGCTGCCTCCTGGCGTTCCAGTTCTGCAGTCAGCACATCCACGGCTTCCGCACGCCGCCATGCTGACTGCGCTGCGGCAACGTCACGTTCCTGATCGGCAGCGTTGCGCACGGCCTGTTCTGCGGCGTCTTCCCGCATCAGCGCGATAGCCAAAGCGTCGGTTGCTTCCGCACGTCGCCATGCGACCTGGGCGGCACGTTCTTCTTCCGCCACTCGATCAGCGTTGCGCAGGGCTTCTTCCGCCGCATCCTGACGCATCAGCGCCAAGGTCAGGGCTTCGGTCGCATCGGCACGTCGTTGGGCAGCCTGTACGGCTCTCTGCTGGCCTTCAAAGTCCCCACCGGTACCCTGCTGGCGGGTACGCTCCGCGTCCCACGTCAGAGCCTCGCTGTGAAGGCTGTTCAGACGCTCCTGTTCGCGGGCAACGTCGGCCACACCCTGCCGGTAAGAATTGATCGCGTCGGTTGCAGCCTGGATGATCTTGGGATCAACACCCTGACCTGCCGCCTTCAGCAGTTTGATTTCTTCTCGACTCTTGCCCAGGTTGCCAGCGTATTCCAGCAACGACCGTGCCGCACGACGTGCCGCAGCGTTCTGGCCGTCGAATGCGGCTTCAGCGTCTTCGCCAAAACCGGTGGCCGCATTCTTCGCGCGCTTGATTGCCAATTCGTACTGCGCAAGATCGATAACGATGTCTACGCGGGCAGTACCGATACTATCGTTGGCCATTTTCCGGTCCTCGAAAAAACCCCGCACAAGGCGGGGTCAGATTTCTTTCCGTGCTTGCGCTTCGATGATGCGGATGTCATCCATCATGCTGGTCTGCTGATCATCAGGAATCGCCCGCCGTGACATATCTGCGTAGATCACGTTGTAGTCGAGTCCATAGAACCCGTGTGCAGATGCACGCCACTGCGTTTGGTTCCTGATGTACAGCATGAGAACTTCCCAGTTCTCTTCCCAAACATCGATTTCCGGTTCAGGGAAATCGTCCATCGTTTTCGCACCACCGAACTTCGCAAGTTCCTTTTCGTCGGGCGGTGACCAGTGATGCACGGTCACCGCCTCTTTCAGTTTTTTACGCGCTGCACCTGCCGTGCCTCGAAGAAGCCCCCCAACAGGGCCATGATGGTGTACGGGCGGTCATGCTCGGCTTCGATCAGACCTTCAACCGACAGATCATATTCCGATTCCCAGCTTTCGATCAGGCCGAACACCACAAGGGCATTCTGTCGTTCCTTCTCGCCGTCAGCCGCCTTGACCGATTCTTCGACCAGCTTGTCGTACTCAGCCGGCTTCAGGTTGCGGTATACCAGCGGCAGCTTGATGGTTTCACCCTGCGCAACAAGATTCAGGGTGGCGGCGATGGTTTCGGGGGTCTTCTTCTTGAGCATGGCTTAGGTCGCCTTGTAGCGGATCGGGTCGGAGTTGATCGAGAACGACGCGGTGACCGTGCTGTTCTCGTTCAGGGTCTTGGTCGGGATTGCGTTGAACGAAACGGTGCCGACGTAGTAGATGGTATCACCATTCGGCGTGGTTTCGCGCAACACCACCGGCTCGCCGCGAGCGTCCAGTTCCCGCAGGGCCTCGAACCACGGCAGGTCGCTGTCCTCGTCCATCACGATGTTGTAGCCCATCGCGGACTTGAACGTCGGCTTGCGGCGCTGGCGGTTGGAACGATCTTCGACGTACTGGTAGTCGAAGTAGTTCTGGTCGCCGCCTTCGGTGGTGACCTCGCGGACCTGGGACAGCGAGACGAACGCCTGGGTTGCGCGGAACACGCCGCCACCCTCGCCGGGCGGGAACAGACCCTCGTTGGTCGTGTCGTAGCCTTCCAGCACAAAGCTGGTGCCATCAACGACCGTACCGACACGCGTCGGCACATCGGTCAGACCCGGCCAGTTGGATTGGATGACGACAATCGACCCGGTGACGGGCGGATTGGCGGACGATGCGACAGGCGGGTTCGCATTGCTGATCGCGCTGATTGCCACGCCAAGCGCGGCGAGCGGTGCGACGGCAAAACGGGTGCCGTTGACGAAACGGGATGACATGGGTATTTCCTCGCTGCGGTTAGTGGGTGTTACGGGTGGTTAAGATACATCGGGTTTGTACCAAACGCCAAACTGCCACAAGGCAGCATACTTTTTCAGGGTTGGGTTGGAAAAACCTCGCCAGCTGCCCTGCGGTTCGCACGCGGGGAAACCGCCGTGACACATCGCGTATTCGATCAGGTCTGCCAGTTCCTCACGGCGTGCGCTGCGATCACTGAAGGCGGTAACCTGCACGCGGGCGTGCTTGGCATCCGGCAGTTCCTGTTCGACGTACCACTGCGCCCGTCCACCTGGGCGAGACAGCACGATGAAATCGCCTTTCGGCACAACATCCGGTGTCTGATCCCAAAAGACGTTTCCCTGCACCAGCGGCGACAACAGGTTGATCATTTTCTCTTCGAGATTCATTTCTTGATTTCCTGCAGCAGCTTAGGGAACTCGATCTTGCCGCGATCAAGAGCGGCTTTGGCGATACGCGCGATATTAGAGTCGAGTGCAGGAGCAAGAAACGGGGTTGCTTCTACCCGAAGCGGCCCATCAGGCCGCGCCTCGCCTTTCTCCGTCCAGAAAGTGTTCTGTGCGCGGTTCATCAGCACCAGATGTTCCATCACGAAACCGAACTCGACGAACACGCCCCAAAACGCTTTCTTCGCGTTCCATGAAACCGAATATACAACCTGAGTTTCGGTAGACGCGTCGCTGTAGGCAAGATAGATCGCATCGCGCAACGCGCCGGGCTGATCGCTACCCGTCTTCCAGCTGGCATCGTAGCCTTCGGTAGGGTCACCGATAGGCGCACGCTCCTTCGCATCATCGCGGACGATCACACCCGCGCTGACTCCCATTCGACGGGCCAGAGACTCTTTCAAGTCATCCAGCCCGTCGAACGCTTTCAACCATTCGCTGACATCAACCGTCATTGTTGCCAACCTCGCACACCAGATCGGTGTACTCCCGACCGGCGTCGTCGTGTTGCACCTGCAGGATGTCAAAAATGACACCGGTACTGATCAGAACCGCCCGCATGCCAACATCAATGTCGGTGCGGTAGCGAATGCGCAGGCTCTTTCGCACGCCAGTGGTCATGATCCCTGAGTTCTCGCCAGCACGGCGAATGGTCGCCATACCGCTCTCCCCTTTCACCTTTGCCCACAGGCGAGCGTGCAGGACAACCCAGTCGTCGAGCAACTGACCGCTGGTGTCCTTCGCCCCACTGCGCGTTTCGATGCGGATGCTCCGGTTGTAGTCACCAGCGGTTTCGCTCACAGCAGTTCCCCCATGTAGCGGCGCTGCTGATAAATCCAGCTGGCCGTTTGTGGCACCAGCACTGCGGCTGCACCCTGACCGGCAACAACGTTGCTGCGGTTCTGGTACATGTGCTGGACGGTGGTAAGAATTGCACCGCGAATGTGATCGTCGATCACGATACCGTTGCGCGTCTGATACCACTTGATGCGCTTCGACTGATACTGATCGCGGGCAACACGAATGGCTTCGCAACGATCCGATTCGTCTTCCAGACTGTTCGCGGCGTTCAGCGCATCGTCGCGTTCCTGCCTCGCAGTAACCATCGCCGCAGGGATCGCGGCGATGGCTTCTTGCAGTTCGGCATCGGTCTGGAAAACGTCACGGTTGAGTTGCGTGATGGCGTCGATTTCCGCAGCCCTGACGTACAGCTGCAGAAGATCGTCATCTTCACCATCAGCACGGCAGTGCAACCGTGCTTCATCAAGCGTGACGAAATCCATGTCGATTAGCCCCGGTTGTTGGCCTTGCCGCCCTTGGCTGCACCCGACTTCTGCGGCGAAGTGGTGGCATCCGGCTTGTCCGCTTCGGCGTCAGCTTCGGCCACGGCTTCGTCCTGCTCGGCCTGGGCTTCCGCCGCCTTGTCAGCGGCTTCCTTCTCGGCCTTGATCGAGAAGTTGTCGTGGGTCGCGGCCTTGTTGGTTTCGGTGAAGTAGCCGCGTGCCTTCAGCTGGTTGGCTTCGACTTCATCCACCACGGTGACGATTGCACCCTGGGGCAGCGGCTTACGGAAGCCTGCGATCTGCAGGGGCTGGTTGAGGATAACGCGCATCGGTGTATCTCCTGTTTCGCTGGTTGGATGGAATAACGGCACCCTACAGTGAGGGTGCCGTTATGGTTACTCTACCACGTTGCTGCCGGTGACCTTAGCCGCCAGCCGGGGCGTCCAGCAGCCCCAGCGCGGTGGCAAAGTTGCCCTTCTCGAACGTCCACGCACGCTTCACGGCCAGTGCGACCATTTCTTCCGCACGCATGGTGGCGAGGTTGTACTCGAAGTCCTTGTCGTTCTCGGTGCTGATCAGCACTTCCACGCCCAGGCGACGGTACGCGGTGGCACCGAACTTGAAACCACCGGCCAGGAAGTCACCGGCAGCCATCGCCGGAGTTGCCACGACCGGCTGACGCCACAGGGACGGCTGCGACAGGCCGTTCTGCGGATTGGCGAACATGTAGCCGCCGTTCTCGTCCTTGGTCAGTTCGATCAGTGCCCAGTCGGCGGGGTTCATGGTGAAACCATCCACGATACCGCCACGCAGCTGGATGTTCAGCATCACCAGACGCAGCACGTCGGCGCGGTTGGCGAACTGGATCGCACCGGCTTCCACGCCTTCCGGCAGCGCGAAGACCGGGGCCTGCGGCATGATGCCGTGCAGGTTCTGGCCGACACCGTTGCCGTACAGGTACTGGGTTTCCTTGACCAGACCCAGGCCGTAGCGCATTTCGGAATCGACTTCGCCGACCAGACGCGGAGCGTCCATGATGGCCTGCCGGGTCAGCTTCGCCAGATGGGCCAGCGTGCGCACCGGCACGGTGTCGCTTTCCCACTTGTAGTTGCTGTACGGCTTCTGCGTACCTTCGGCGACCGGCGCCGCGTTGTTCTCGCGGACGGTCTGCTTGGCATAGTCCACCGACGAACTGGTGATGTTGATGCTGGTCAGCAGGTCTTCGATGGTCAGTTCGGTACGCGGCATGCGCACCAGATCACCATCGCGGTACGCCGGGGACAGCAGGCCGTTGCCCGACGTACCACCGGCAGCGACGGTATCGATCTGCTTGACCTGGGCGCGGAACGACGACTTGCTGCCGTTGCTGCCGATCTTGAAGTCCTCGAAGCCGTCCGACTCGATGATCTGCTGGCCCCACGACTTGCGGCCAGCCGACTCGCGGGCGGTACCTTCGATCTGCTTCTGTTCCAGTTCCTCGAAGCGGGCTTTCAGACCGTTGAGGGTTTCAACGGACTTGTCGAACTGTTCGCGCAGTTCGTTGCTGAACTGCTCGCCCTTTTCAAGGCGACCCTTCATGTCCTTGCCGATGGTTTCCAGGTCTTGCGTCTTGGACTTGATTTCGCCCAGGACCTTTTCCAGAGCCTTTTCCAGTTCCTTGATTTCCGGCGCGCCATCCGCACGCGCCAGCATGCCGCCGAGCGCAACGCGCGGCAGGTACGGCAGGACGGCATACGCCAGGGACATCGCCACGCCCAGCTGGGTTGCGGTATCCCAGCCGACCAGTGCGAAGGAAGCGGCCACGCCCAGGAGCATCGCGGCCAGGAGAATGTTACGTGCGTTCATGTGATACCCCATTACGAAAGAGAGAAGTTGGAAAGCGTGGACTTCAGAGATTGCAACTCCGGCGACTTGTCCGCAGGTTCCCCCTGCGTGCCACTGGCAGCTTTGATGCAGTGGATCATTCTCGAAGCTTCCCGCTTCGACAGCCCGAACGTATTCTGCAATGCTTCCTCGCAGTCGCGCAAGGTAGCAAGGTCATCCCAGGATTTCACCGTCTGGATACGTGCGGTGTCACCGGCAGGGAAGGTAACCGGCGAAATTTCCCACAGGTCGAGTTCGTGCAGTTCGCGCACCAGCCGAACGTCATCATCCTTGAACATCACGGTGTCGTAGCCGATGGACAGACCAGACAACGCACCCTGTTCCATCAGCGCGAAACCTTCCACGCCGACTTGGGTTTTCATGTTGATTTCACCCTCGACGTACAGGCCGTGCGAATCCTCGCGCAGCACGTCGTACACGCCCATCGGCTGACGGCTGTTGTGCTGCCACAGCATCGGCACCTTGCGCTTCAGCTGCTTGTACTGCGCCAAACTCTTGGCGAAAGCACCCGGCATCACGATGTCGCGGTACGAATCCAGTTCGCCGAACACCGAACCGTAGCCGGTGAACCGACCGGTTTTTTCATCCTTGTCCTTCAACTCGAAGGGACGGTCCAGAGTCTTCATTGCCATTTTCGTGTCCTCGCAGGTTTCGGGATAGATTACTTGTCGGTGGGTTTCTTGTCATCGCCTTCCGCTTCGAGCGAAGCCTGGGCCATGTTCAGCTGCACACGGAATTCGTCACCGTAAGCACCAATGCCGATCCGGTCTTCCATATCGCGCACTTCGTTGATGTTGAGCCAACCGTTCTGCAGGCCCGACGCGTAGAACATGTAACGCGACTTCGTATCGACACGCAGCAGACCTTCCGCCGAGTATCGCGGGAAATACTTGCGGCGTTCTTCCGGCGACAGCAGCTGCTGCATGTATCGCTTCTCACGACGAATCAACGTCGGTGCCAGTGAGTACATCAGGAAGTGCATGTTGAGCGCTTCCACGCTCGACGCCCACGACGATGCTTTGTCGGTGTGTCCCACCAGCGGCGGTGGAACGTTGAACAGGCGACACACTTCTTCGATACCGAAATAGCGGCTCGCCAGCACTTCGGCGTCAGCCATGCTGATACGGTAGTTCGCACCATTGACAGGTTCCCAACCGGTCGGAAGCGGCATCCACTTCGACTGATTGGCCGGATCGTTGTAAGACCGCATCCGATTCTGGAACTGGTTGAACTGGTCGTCAGTGAGCGTGGGCGTGCCAGCCGCAATCTTGAAGAACCCGCCGATCTTCAGCTGATTCATGAAGGTGCGCATTGCGGTGTCATCGGCGGTGACCTGCGCCGACAAGATGCGACGACCGGTTTGCAGACGCGACAGGCCGATGTAGCCGTCGAGGCTGAAACCTTTCTGATGCAGGATAGATTCGGCGGCGTAGTCTTCACCGTTGATTTCGTAACTGACACGGCCCCGTTCGCTGACCTTCAACGCCACGCCAGTATCGATGGGGATCGGGATCAGGGCCTTGACCGACTTGTCGCGGCGACGCTCGATCAGACTGTACGCATTGCCCAGCAGATCGACCTTGGCGATGTCGGCGCTGGTGTATTCGATGTTGGTCTGATCGTAGTTCGGGCTGTCGTGGAGTAGGTAGTACAGATCGTGGTTGTCAACGATGTTCTTTTTCTTATCGCGCATGTGCAGCGGCATCGATGCGATTGTTTCCGCACGCAACTGCACGCACGCTGCCACCACGGCCAGCTTCAGCGCTTCGCCGACACCGACGAACGGGTACAGCGAGTCACGACCATAGTCGCCGCTATCCCATGCGCCGCGCCCAGGTGCGCCGACCGTCTTCCATCCGCCCCGGATTTCCTCGAACACCGCGCCGCCGAAGTTGTTCATTACCCGCAGAAGGTTCATCCCAGCATCTCCATAAATCCAAAGTTAGGGTCAACGTACTGCGATGGCGGGTTCCCCATCATCAGTTCGACCGAGTTGAAAAAGGCCATCAACAAGTCGATCTTCGCAGTACCACTAATCTGTTTCGTGATCACCACCGAATTGCCCTTCTGCTCGCACTTCGCGTTCGAGACGTTCCAGGTCATCACGGGCCTATGGGCGTGAATGATAACCCCTTCTGCCAGTTTGCGTTCGGCGGTCTTGATCGAGGCCGCCAGCTTCCATCCGGTGTTGACCCGGAAGCACTTATCTTCAGGGATTCCCGCTTCTTCCAGTTCGGTCAGCAGGCCGCCAAGGGCGTTCGGGTCGAACCCGATGCCGAACAGCAGGCCGGTGTTGAAAATGCGCTTCGCCAGCGCGGTGATGGCCTCACTGTCTTGGCCGATGTATTCCACCAGGGTGATGTCACCTTCGTCAGCGAAGTCCCGAAGGCGCGGTGCAATCTCCTGACGCCGTTCCATGACCGTGGGGTGGGCATACCCATGTTCCCATGACAGCCAGCGCCCTGTGACGCGCTCACGCCCCATCACGTTGAGGCCGTAGAGGTCGTCAAGGCCACCGCCGTCCACACCCATCACCACCACTTCGCTGCGTGCGAGGATTTCATCGACCGTAGCCGGTGCCATCGCAGCCTTCTCCCACACATACGCACCCGGCCACGCCTGATTGTGCAGGTTCATGCCGACCTGGATGTTCAGGTGCTTTGCCAACACATCCTGCAGTTCCAGCTGACTGGTATCGCGTGCAGTTTGAATCTTGTCGATCAGGGTTTCTTCGTCAACCGAGTAACCCAGGTTCGGATTCGTGATGTAGAAGTTGTGCGGCTGCAGGTACGGCTTGGTCTTTTCGTCCAGGTACTCTTCAGGGAATTCGTACAGGATCGGGTAGAACTTCGGGTTGACGATTTCCCCATCACGCACCTTGCGTGCGTAGTCCAGCTTTTCTTTGAACACGCCTGCAGGCGGTTCCGACGACTGGGTGGTCAGGTAGATGATGAAACCTTCGGGGCGCGACATCAGGCCACCGGTTGCTTCGGTGAAAATCTTGCCCGCGTTTGCCATCTTTCCGAATTCGTGCAACTCGTCGATCAGCACGCCAACGGCTTTCTTACCCGACACGGTGGCGCTGTCTGCAGCGACAACCTTGATGCTGGCGTTGGTAGCGCGGTGGGTGATCGTGCGGATGTGCGTCTGCACCAGCAGTAGTTCTTCAAGTTCCGGGGTTTCACGGATCGCCGCTGCCATCGGCTTGAAACTGTTGTCGGCGATTTCCTTCGTCGGCGACAGGATGATGAACTCTGCATCGTCGCGCCAGTTGAGCAGCAGCGCGGTAAGCATGATGCCTGCAGCGATGGTTGACTTGCTGTTCTTCTTGCTGATCAGCAGGAAAAACTCTTTCATCAACCGGCGACCACGCAGGGGATGGCCTTCTTCGTCGCAGTAGCAACCGAATACCGCGCCCACAAAGTCGCGCACCCACGGCGGTGACACTTCACCGAACGTGGGGTATTCGTCATGGGCGTTCTTTCCCAGGTCTACCATCGGCAGCTGGTCGAAGTAACTCAGACCTTCTTCTGCCTGATCCGGCCACAGCGGTGCGCACGGGGTCAGCGGCTGACGCTTTACGATGCGCGCACGCCAATCCTTGCAGCTGGTATCCCATACCGGCGTGTGCAGCACCTGCGATACTGCTTTGCCAACGCCAGATGCAACGCGGCCAGTGCGCTTGGCACTGGCCCGTTTGGTAGTCGCTTTTTTCGGCTTCGTCACCATGTCAGTTCACCGTGGGGCGGTGACCCGGGCCGCGCTTTCGTGCGAATCGACCTTCAGTAGCACCCTTTTTGGCGTCAGCCTTCTCCCGATCCTTCTTACCCGCTTCCGCAATCTTGCCGTGCCGGTAGGGAAGAGCCAGCTTCGCCGCTTCGATGCGCACGCTGTCGGGTGCCTTCTGGTTGTTCATCAGGTCTTCCAGCAGCGCCAAAGGGGTGTCATATCGAGGCTTCAGGAAGGTGCGCCGGGGTTCTTCGGCGGCCTTTTCTGCAGCTTGGGTGTCGGATTTGCCGTTTCGCTTGAACTTGGCGACCAGTTTGCGCACGTCCTCTCGCGAATCGAGGCGACTTGCAACCACTGCAGCGCCTGCAGACGCATAACCCACCGAAATGGCGGCTTCCCGCCCAGGGACGCCCAAGGCTCGGGCTTGCGCATAGCGTTCGTACTTTTCCGCGATTTTGGACATCGGTTTCACCGTATTAACTAAGCAACGAAGGGAGAATTTTCTGTAAATGAG